CTTGATAATGAAGTTACTGCTTCATTGTTATCGTGTTGTTTTTTTGTTATTAAGTACGACTCTTCTGATATTTTATTTCTTTCCGAAGAAGGAAAAGATAGCCATACATTACCATCCTCAGCATCGTAGTATCTGTCTAATGCTAAATTATAGTACTCGTTAGAAGTTTCTTTTAAGAATATTTTATAATGTGTTGCGAAGCTAGGCGGAGTATTTGTAGGCTGCGCTATAAGTCTATTAAACGAACTAGAAGAAGCAATGCTTAATTGTGTTCCCGCTTCTTTATTAGTAAATACAGGGGTTTCTCTTCCGTACTTGTCTAGATATACTACTCCTGCTTGGTATGTCCTCATTGATTTTACAGAAAATACAGGGGAGCCAACATTTTCTATTTCGTATTGATTAGATATAGAGCTTAGAGTTAAGGTAGTGGTTGGAACATTATAGTTTTGCAAATAATTAGCATACACTATTCTATTACCTATTATTTCCTGAGCTTGAGCTTTTCTAGGCACATTATCCCAAGGTCTTAATATTTGATTACCTTCTACTAAGGCTCCTATTAATTCAGTCTCAACTTCAAATTCAGTTATAAGGCTTCCAGATGTATCGTATGATTCATCTTTAACTAAAGTATCTACGACGTATACTGCGGAGCTATTAGATTCTTTATAAAGAATATCTACTTCTTCTACGTCAACATGGCCCCAATTTATATCTTTTAGTACAAGCTTGCGGATAGTATTAATCATTCCAATATTATATCCCTCTCTGGATTCGTAGCTAAACTCACTACCTAAAAAAGCAACTTCTGAAAACGGGGAGAACGTAGAATACTCATTGTCAATAAATTTCCATCTATACGCGAACCTAGGAAATATATCCTGAAACATAGCATCCTCTTCTTCAAGTAAAGCTTCCCAAGTAAATTGTATTATGTTACTGCTGCCATCTATGAATGTACCAATATCAGAGGATATAGCTTGTATTTCAGCTTTCCAATTTAATCCCGCTCCGTTTAAAGCCTGCACTAGCCTAATAGAAACCGAGTATTCATAGTCTGTAAAATTAACATCTGTAAAGTCCGCAGTTAAAATAATGGTGTCCCCAACCCTCCAAGTGTTTGGTTGTAATCCAGTTGAAGCAAAGTTTAGGAATAGATATCCATCCCACCCTTGTATACTGGTTCCATTATAGTGAGTAGCATCGTTAGCTGTATTAGTCTCCCAATCATATCTAGTGGGCAATGATTCTCTAATTTCAGGAGTAGCTGTGTCAGGCGCATAAGTAAAGTTTACTCTGCCATCAGCAGGAGGGGTTGATGTTGGGGTTGGATTGTACACGCCATAAGGTACGGGACTTGCTCCAGTACCGGGTTTATTTCCTCTTGAGCTAGCTGACATGTCTAGTGTAAGCGCAGTAAGAGGAGACTTTTTAATAACAGTTACATCTGCTTCATTAAAATCAGGTCTACCTGTTAAATTAGCACTGTATGTTTGGCTTGTGCTATCGTAATCTGGTATTTTAGTGTGTGTTACAAAGTTTACAGACCCCCTTTTAAATTTATCAATATTTATTGTTTTTGGCTCAGAATTGTTATCTGTCCAAAACAATAAATTGTCAATAATATTTATACCTGTAATTAAGTTCTGTGTAGAAAAGTTTAAAACGTTATTAGTGTCGACTATAACTGGTTTTATTTGACCACCTATAAAGTTGTATTCAGCAATACAATCGGCTTCTGTAGAAGTTATAAACCAATAAATTTTGTCTGCTTTATCATCAACAAAAGATCCTATACATTTTGGGTTAGTTAAAGAATCTATATAGTTATTATTCCATTGAGGTTTACCTCTTAATTGCAAATTACCTTGTACATTTTGCAGGGACCCCATGTTGCCATTGTCTGAGTTTGCTAAATCTAAATTTAATGCATCTCGATATTCGCCATTTGGAACAAGTCTTTCGTCAAGATCCGTGTTCATTCTTCCTGATTGGAAAACATGTACAAACTCACCCATATATTAGTGTTTTATAATTTTAGATTTGTTACGCATAACTTGCGTAATCTCTTCTATTTTAATATTTGATAATCTTAATTTAGCGTTTCTTCGAGTAGCCGCTAGTTCTTTCTTATATCTAGCAACTAAATATTCCGGCGTATTGGCTCTTGTAGATAATACCGCGTAAGCTATATACTTGTATATTGCTTCTTCAGCAAATTTATGGACAACCATTTCTTCGTCAGTAGCTAATCCGTCAGATATATACTTTAACGTAACTATTTGACCTACAAAACTAGAGTCAAAATATATTATGCCAGCTACTTGGTCTATATAAAATACCCCATTTGATTGAGCTTGTTCAGGGGAAAGGCCATAGCGTCTACCCCATCCTCCTTGGTTTAACCTATCACCTAGAGCTTCTTTGTCGTTATTACCTACATTATTTTGTAATTGGAATCTTTTTCTGGTTTCAGATTCTTCCGCAGTTAATATTTCTTGAGTCTGCTGATCAAATAAATACTCAAAATCTGAATCCTGAAGTATAGGCAGGGGATTAGAGGATTTACTAGTGGGATATATAATCCGTTCTATGCCTTTAGAATCAACCCAAACTAGTTTTACATAGTTTACGTAGTCTTTAGGTAAAACAAAGTTTAAGGTGGGCCCTATCTCAATTTCTTGAGCCTTTATAGAAGGTAAAGTGTCAAAGCTAAACTCTTGTATCCCTCTTTGAGCGTGAAAAGCTACTTCGGTTCTTTTTACTTTAGATATATTCTTTTCTAACCCCACATAAGAAATCATAAAGTTATTTATAATATCTCCTATAGAAGTAAATTGATAGCTCCCATAATCTTCATCAAAGCTATTCCATACTCCGTCTGGACCTAGATAATATTGTTCGTCGGTTTGTGTTATTAAGCCCATATATTATGATTTTTGTTGTTGTATTGTTTCTTGATCTTCTTTATCAAATATTTGATATAACCCTGGGTCTTTTATTAATATGCCACATAACTCTAGTATTTTTATAACTAGCTCAGTTTCTTCAGAAACATCCAGTTCAAAATTTACACTATTTGCAGGATCGTACAAAGGCTCATTAAATAACGTTTTGTGAGCCCATATCACAGTGGCTGGTTTTTTAACATATTGTGCACTTACTCCTGAAGTTAGGGTAGCAGAACCTTTTGCCTCAATAAGATTAGTCCCTGCAGTTTTATATATAGGTCTAGTATTGGTTGGTTTAGTTAAAGGAGATTGGTTTATGTATATCCATTCTTTAGGAGTAATTCTTTCTACTTCTATATTATTATATAAAATAGCCCCTAATTTATACATGTTTGAAGGCAAAGTGAATTTACCAGCTGAAGCGACCAGGACTGCAGATGTTTCAAATATAGCTAGTTTTTTTTCTAAAAGATCTACCATATCTGAATATTCGGTTTCGTTTCCTGGTATTCTACCGAATTGGTTAATGTCATAAAAATATTGTTCAAACAAATCCAATTGTGCTTGGTTTGCGAACAAATTAAATTCTTGAGGCGTAACATACCCTCGTTGTTCTTTGTTAAGTACCGCTAGTACTCTTTGATAAACAGTATTTATATTTACGCTCATTTTTCTTTTTTTATTATTATAATAGTTAGGCCACCGTTAAGCAGCCTAGCTACTATAAAAGTGACTTAGTAAAGTCTTTTTAATATTGCTTTATACACTTCCATTCCTTCATCAGTTTTGAAGAATGCAGCTAAAGCACTATATGGGTGTTCGTCAAAAGGTACAGTCATTAATTTTCTGTTTCCTTCTCCATAAGTGAACGTTCTTTGATCAGAGGATAAATTTATTATTCTAGCCTCTACAGCTTTGATACCAACATTACGCAGTTGTACATTATCATCGTTAGCTAGCTCTATAAATAATGCAGGTTGCCTTTTGGCAAATATCATTAGATCTCTTTTTAATTCGCTAGAAGATAAGTCATTGACAACACTACCGTATTCGGCTCTTAATATTCCTTCAGCGGTATCGATATCCATATCTTTAGCTAAAGTTAATGCTTCAAGTTCTAACTCAATCCAATCTAGCTCATTTACAGAAACTTGTACTGGATCAAATTCGTAATATATTTTATCTTTCAATGGATGATATAAAGATAATAATTTTTGTAAAGATACGTCTTCTTTCTTTACTTTAATTATGCCATTCCTCATAGCTATTCTACCTAATGTTGCAGGTCCTTTTTGTTCGTCTACAAAAGGAGACTTTTGATTAGTAGCATAACGCAATTCTCTTTGAAATCCTTTTTCTTGATCGAACCATAATAAAGGTTTTCTTTGAGAATGTTTGGATGGTAATGTGTATAAAAGTGGAGACTTACCTGTTTTTAGAACATAGGTTCTGTCTCGGTATTCCCACGCTGGTTTTGCCGGCTTAGCTGGTTTAACTGCTACGGGTTCTACTTTTTCTATTTGTACTGGTAACCCATCTGTAATAGGTTCTTGTAGTGTAGCTTTCTTAGCTACGGGCTTTTTCTTGTTTGCCATGATATAATATGATTAAATAATTTTATAAAAGTAATAATTACCCCCGTTGATGTAACAGGGGTAAAAATTACATTAATTTACTATGCTGCAGTATTCTTCAATAATATGAAGTTGTTTGCCGCTTGTACACATAAACATCTTTCTGATAAGAAGTGAACGTTCATTGCATCTTCGTCGCTTGTAAAGTTTCCACCTACAGATCCTGTGATCCAAGACTTCATTTTTCTATCATCTGCTTCAGAAGCTCTGTAACGGATGTGTAAGAAAGGTCTTGAGATGTTTTTACCTAACATTTGATCGTAAACTGTTGAAGTTCCAGCAGGAACAACTACACCCTCGATATCTCCAACTAACCCTCTAGTTGTAGCGTCGTTTAAGTATTTCCAGTCTGTCTTGTAGAAATCGTAAGATCCTCTACGGAATCCGCTGAATCCTAAGTTAAGTGCCATGTCTTCAGAATTTTCGAATACACCGTAAGATGTTCCTCCAGTTCCATAAGAATTTTGAGCAGCTAACATATTATCAATACCCAAAGAAGTTGAACGATCTAAGAATAACATATTTTCTTCGATAGCTCCTTGCTTATCAAGCTCTCCTAAGATAGCGTCAAAATCGCTTAATCCTAAGTCTCCTCCAGTTCCAAAATCAGCGTCCGTGTAAACAAGACCTCTGTTCTCTAAAGCAGCGAAAAGTCCGTCAGAACCTGTGATCTCTGTTCCTCCTCCTAATCCAGCAGCTGGCGTAATTGGTGCAGCAGCTTTTTCAGCTTCAATCATAGACATCTCTAAGTGATCTTCGAAACGAATACGTGACTCATGCTCAGACTTTAAATACCATAAGTATCCAGAAGTTCCAGCTTCAGTAGTTACTTCTACCCATCCAATCTGTGCTGTATCAGACCCGTTTACCGCGTACTTGTTACGTAAAATGATTGGTTTATTGCTGAACTGCTCGAAAGCGGCATCAACAGAAGTACCTGCGTTTGAAGTTCCTTTTGCATATTCAGATCCATATACGAATACTTTTACATTTCCAGTACCGGTAACTGTAACAGCCCCTGCGTATCCTGCAATTGTTAAAGTAGCTACTCCTGATCCCGCAACAGACACAGCGCTAACGTATGCTTTTTCCACTGTTAATCCAGTGGTGTCAGCTATAACAATAGTATCTCCAGGTCCGATTAGGTTTTTGCTAGTAGCTCCAGCAGCAGCTGGGATTGTAATTTCAGTTGCTGATACAACAGTAACGTCATCATAAGCAATATGTAAACGCCCTTGCTCAGACCATACTACTTGGTCAGATGCCATAGGCATTTCAGCTCCTACCATACGCAAGAATCCAGAGATTGTACGGTTTCCGTAACGCTCTACTTCTTTTTCGTATACTTCTGGTAAGAATTGTTGTGTAAAATCCATGTCCCCAAGGGCCAGGTAGTTGTCGTTAAACAACGTTTGTGTTGGTCTAGGAGTTAAGTGCGCTAAAGCCGCTGCACTCCCAGTAAATGATCCATTTGCCATTATTTGTAAAGTTTAGTAATTATTATTTTCTTTTTTTAATTCTAAGCTTCGTAGTTGACTCATTATTCCCCGGTATAGATCTAACTGTCCACCCATTAGGTGGCTTAACATCTTCATGTGTCCCTCTCGGACTCATGTCAATATTTTTAGCTTTTTCCATACTTGATTTCATTGCGTCAGCTTTACCTTGCTGGTAAAAGTGGTTTGCAATTGCATCGGGATTCATTGCTGTAAATAAAGATTTGTGATACCCTTTTGCGTCTGCCATTTCATTTTTATCATTTAAGAACTTCTTAACAAAATTTGAAATGTCTCCTTGCTTAGATTTCACTCCTTCTATATCATTAACTTTATACCTGAATTTTTTATCTCCAACTTCGAAATCAAAACCTTTGAATTCATTGGAAAATAGTTTTTCAGTTTTCTCGTTAAATATAGATGACTGTCTATCTCTATCCCCTGCCAACTTCTCGCTATCTTGGTTATAACGATTGAAAAATTCAACCGCCTTTTTTTGTTCTGGGTTTAACCGTGACCCAGCTTTTATTTCTTCGTAATATTTGCTTTTTAAACTTTCTAGATGGTTTTTAGCTTTTGCTAATTCTTCTTTCCTAGCTAATTTTTTTCTGCGTATATCTCTATCCTCATCAATTTCTTCATCAAAACTAAATTTGTCTTCCATAACAAATCCTATTTCTTCAGAGTCTAAGTGAGGCTTAGTATTTTCGTAATACTCCCGAAGCAACTGATCCTCGTTTAAAGATGCATAATCAGTGTTTAGATTAACGTAATCCTTTAAGCTCCCTCCTGTTTCATTCATAAAGTCAACAACTTTTTGAATATTTTCAGGCAGTTCAACACCTGGCTCTTGTTTTTCAATAGCCTCAACTACTTGCTTTTCAATTTCTTCGGCTTGCTCAACAACTTCTTCCTCTGTTATTTCTTGCAAGACCGGAGTTTCTGTTAGTTCAAGTTGTTCCTTTGGGGTATCTTCTAGTTCTGGTTGTTTCTCCTCTTGTGCTACAACCTCTGTTTCTACTTTGTTTAATTGCCCCAGGTCTATTTTAATTAAACCGCTATCTTCTTGAGTGATAGGAGAGGTTTCTTGAGGTTGAGTTTCTTCAGTGTTCTCCACCTCGGGTTTTAATTCTTCTTCCATGATAAAATATTATATAATTATTACTACTATTATTACCTAGGATCGCCAGATCCTAAGTTGAAATTACCGTTAAGTACATCGTTTCCTGATGATTCAAAGTTTTTAGGCATAGTGTCATTTTGTCTTTGGTTTATCAGCTCACTTTGTTGAGTTGCTTGTATTTTAGTTCTTTCGTCTTTTCTGTTTTCTCTTTCTGCTAGCTCTGACTTTTTACCCTGCACCTCTACACCTTTTAGTTGCATGTTCATTTGGAACTCAAGACTCATTAATTCTTTTTTAGCTTTAACTTCAGCTCGCATTTTTTCAGCATCAATCTGAGCTTTCATTTGCTCTAGTTGCATTTTTTGTTGTGTTAAAGCCTGTTGCTTTTGTATTTCAGCTTGAGCAGCGACTTGTTGAGCTTGAGCGTTAGCTTCAGACTGCGCTTGAATGTTTCGTTCTTGCATTTGCTGGTCTCTTTCTTGTTTCTCAACCCTTCTTATTTTTAAAAGCTGGTTAGCTAAGTTTATGTTTTTTATTTCTCTTATGTCTATAGCATCCGTAAGATCTATAAGCCCTGTCTGTAAAGCTGTTTGTATATTGTTTTCTAAAACCGCTTTTTCTTCTTCGTCAGGTTGTAATTCTATAAATATACCAAAATCGTATAAATATAAATCACTCATTTCTTCTAATACAGCCACATTTTGATTTCCTATCTTATGTATAAATGCTTCTTTAGTAGGTGAATATTCGAGTATATCAGATATACGCAATGATAGATTTTCACATAAATCTTTCGCTAAGAATAAAGTAGCGTCTAATATATGTCTTGTAGCTGTATTGGAATTAGCTGCTGCTAATTTCTGTACTCCCACTAAAGCTCTAGCATCCGGGGTACTGCCGTCTCTAGCTTCATTTAATCCCGTCACATCTCTAATCATTTGCATATAATAATTATATGTAGATATTAAAGATTGTAATTTAGCCCCGCCAGATCCAGACTGTAATTCTTGAATAGGCACTTTACCAGGATTCATATCTCCTTCTTGTGTAAATGATCTACCTATTACAGAACCTGTTTGGAAAAACATATTTAATGCTTCTTGTGGGTTGTAATTTGTTCCATTGCCTAAATCTACTTCAGCTAGTCCATCGGCGTCTAAATAAACACCATCCGGTACCATTCTAGATAATACCTGTTGTAGTTTTAAATGAGTAAGCTGAATCATATCAGCAAAACCTGTTATACGAGAAACAATACTTTCTATACGCCCCTTGTACATTCTAGGAGCAACAATACTAT